TATGTTTGTAAGGAACAACACGAACAACTTGTTGACCTGGTTCAGGTTTCCAAAAGTTATCTTTTGTATTTGAAGTTGATTGTAATGTTGCGAGTTTGGATTTTATTGCATTTATATCCATTTGTATTTCTCCTATGTTTTATCGTTTATCGTTTATTGTTTATGGTTATACCATATAACCACATAACCTATTTATACTATCTTCACAATATACGAAACAAATCGCATATAAGTCAAGCTTTTTTTTAATTATTTTCAATTTTTTCTATTTTAAATATTCTTGTATTGATTTTGTTCAAACCATCTGAATTTGTTACCATTAACATATTCTTAAAGTTTTCCCACGGCACCATAAACTTATTGTCTAAGACACCATTGTTTAAATTTTTGATACATTCATTCAATGCATTGATGGTGTACAATGTATTGGAATGTTTTTTTCTATGTAAAGAAATCGTTCCCTCTACTTTATTGTAATCAATTCCATCTTGTGTATCCACATTATAAGTACAGATTAATTCATTTACATTGTTTTCATTTTGTAATACATATACTTTACTGAATATAATCACATATGCGTCAACGATTTTCTCAATTGTTTCATCAAGATTATCTTTTGTTGTGAATGTTGCTAGTAGTTGAGATTTCATTATTCTTCTTCAGCTTGTTTTCTTAAAAAATTAGTTTTTTGTGGTTCTGGCCATTCGTTTACATTAGTTCCAAATTTTAAAGCATTTGACATAAAATTAGTTTGTGCCATTTCGAATGTAGGTGAAGCACCTATTCCCCTTGACCTTGACTTTATTGTAAATAATGGTAATTCACTACCATCATCTAGTTTAATTTTAATCGTACCATCTTTCGCACCATCTTTGTAATCAATCTTTAATCTATCTCTTAAAGCTTTTTGTAATAATTTTTTATTTTCATCTGATTTTACATTTCTATAATCTTTAAGAGCATTTTCTACATCTGAACCAAATAAATTTAATAAAGTTCTTTCACTTAATTGAGAACCATCAGGTTCAATTCCATACACAGTCATAAATTTATCAAGATTCATATCAGTATCAGTTCCAAAAATTTGTTCAACATGTATACCTTTTAAAACCTCATCTTTTATAGCAGATTCTATTTGTGGACTATCTTGTATACCTTGTAAAAATCTCTGAGTTAATCTAATATCAGCATCTCTCATATCATTGTAAATAGAAGGGTCTTCATTCATCATTTCTTCGGTTGCTGATATTTTAGCTAGAATTTTGACATCATCTTTTGTCATTTTACCAGATTTACCTTGTAATCTATCAAAAAATTCATCATCTATTCTATTAATATATTTTTCATAATTGGGGCCTAAAACTTTTCTAGCATATTCGGTATCAGTTTTTAATCTATTTACAACATCTGGATAAGCGTTGGATATTCTTAATTTATCTGTCCCACTATGGATAGATTGTTTTAAATCCTCTTGGAAACTTTCAATACCAGCCTTCTTTTTAAATTCTTCAACTTCTGCTTCTGAAACTCCTCTTTCAATTAAATCATTAGATAGTTTATCAAACACTTGTTTATGTCCACCATTTCTTATAAATACTTTACCATCTTTTTTAAGTGATACCCCAACTCTAGTTCCATCTTTTAATTTAACAAACATATCAGCTGATGTTCCGTGATTTTCAACACCTATAGTTTTATGTCCACTTTTTGTATCCCAAACAATTTCATCTATATTATCTATACCAAAGGTAGATTCAATAGATTTGGTAGCAGCTATAGACGCGTTAACCCATTCTTTAGTTAAAAATGTATCTTTATCATTTGCGATAGACATTAATTGTTTTTCTATTTCATCATATGATTTACCTTCTTTTAACATTCGTAATGCTTTGTGAGTTGAAGCTTCACCAGCTCTTGAAACATGTGTTCCAGCACCTTTATCAAAATCAGATGTTCCGCTTTCTTTATCCCTTTGTTCTTGAGTTTTTGAATAGTTTAAAGCTGCATCAGTATCTTGATGGTCTTTGTCTCTATTTTCGTCTTTACTTGTTGTGTCAGTATCCTTTTCTTTTTTTTCTTTATCCATTGGATTAGCATCAATTTTCATTGGTGGTTTTGTTTCTTTTTCAGATTCTTCTCCACCATTTTTTGTAACTAATTTTCCATCTACTGCCTGATGTGTGGCTTCTTTACCCTTTTTACCATATGAACCACCACCAAGATGTGTTAATCCCATATTTTTAGCTTTTTCTTTTTCTTTATCGTCAAGTCTATGTTCTTTATCTTCTTCATTAATTAAATTCTGAATAACTTCATATATAACTTTATTTGGTAAATTCAATTCTTCCATTGATTCACGAAGTTCTTGGATGTGTTGTGCGTTTTTGGGATTAGGCATTCCATCGTGAACACGATATGCCCATTCTACTAAAATCTCTTCTATGATTTCTGAAATATTTGTCATATTATAACCTCTTTGTAATGTCTTGCATTTCACCATAATTTAAACCCATTTTGGATTTGGTGTAATGTTTGTTTTCTTCTAAAATTGATTTTATTTCTCTCAAAGTTTCCACTCCATCTTGGTTTGAAAAGTCAAATAGGAAACTATCGTATCCATATAAAACCAATTTTGTCTTCTTCCCTAATAAATAGTCTTGAATTAATAAAATCTTCTTAATATTTGATTCTGTCTCATAAGCCTGAATTAAATAGTTAAAAACCTTATTTCTATTCATATCTTCATAGTTCTTAAATAATAGTTTCCGTCTATAAATATCAGTATAAACAAGATTATGAGTATTTATTTCATTCCACTTCTTATTTATATAACTATGTACTTTATTGAAAAAAGGGACTTTTTCTCTTATTTCCTTTGTTATTCCCCCATAAAGTAATTTAAATGATATTTGTTTTGATTCTTCATATGTTGAACCATAGAAATCTGCAAGGTGTTGATGTACTGAATCTTTACCAAAATCATAATCAACCAAGTCAGCGATTAATCTTAAATGATATGCATCAAAGTCAAATTCTATCAATGAATCATTTTCGGCCACAAATCCTTTTCTCTTTTCAGGTGGTAGAGCTGCAAAGTTAACACTTCCAAATGAATTACTTGGACGACCTGTTGTTGTCCATAGATTGTATTGTGAATACAATTTACCATTCGATATATGTTTCTTTACTCTCATATCAAATATATCACATATATCATCTGAAACCTTGATACCATTTTGTTCAATAGATGTAAATGCTTTCACAACATCATTCATATAATCATCGTTTTCACCTGTATATGCTCTAGCCATTCCTTTATAGATGTCACTACAATACTCATTATGTTTCGATAATGGTATGATTTCGTTAAGTTTTTTAACATTGTAGAACTTGTTACTCAAGAAATCTATGGCATTGTTGGTTATATGTTTATCAAATGGTTTACCTGTTTCATTCCACCAAATAAAGTTTTTATCCACAACATCTTTAAATTCATAGAAATGATTTAATATTTTTTTGTCAGGAGTCATAATAAGTTCTTCATCTAACCATTTGTAATCTTGAAGTATATCATCCGAATCGGGATGTTTTTGAATTATAAAGAATGGTTCTTCTGCAGATTCTGGTTGACACCATAAGGCTGATAATCCATTGTTTTCGTGTAATGGATGTAAGAATGGTTCTTTAAATATAGGTATAACACAATAATACATACTACAATATATAACATTTATTTGTTAAAAACAAGCTTTTTTTATTTAATAGAACCAATATAATTTTGAAAAAATTTATAAGTTTTTTCATAATATGGATTACTTTGGTCTAATATAGCTATTTTATCACCATAAACTAACATTGTGTATCTATCTCCAGGTCTTAATATTATGTCAGGTGGATGAATGGTAAAAATACTTGTTCCTCCAGTATAGGAGTATCCTAAACCAACTGATTTTCCTCTAGAATATTGGTCATAAAAATCATTATCATTTTGAGATCCTTGAACACTTCGTAAAGCAGTATCACGTTTGGCTTCATCAGTAAATATAGCCTTAAAATTTCCCTCAAAATTTTGAATCACACCTTTTGCATCTTTTAATTTACCCTCCAACTCTCTAGAGACATTGAAATCTAAAGCGAAGTCAAATGCCCAATCTGGATTAGATTTTACTTCAATATCAGTCATGTAAGGTGCGAAATCTGCTATTTTTACAGTATCATCAAACCAACCATCATTAGATTCAATTTTGTCTTCACAAGGTAAACTTGATACAGCTGTTGGAGATAATCTGATTCTATCTTTCTGATTAGTATTATTTATTATACCAGTTTTTTCAGGTAATAATCTGAATTGTGTATCTAATGCGGTATACCAACCACCTGGACCAATTTCATGTGTTACTTTTATCACCTGTAAATAACTTGATTCTTGATACCTCTTAGGTAAATAATCCACTTTAAAAGTATCACCCACTTGAATTGAAGCTATACCTAAAATTGTTAAATTTAAAGTATAAGGTAATAAGTTTGGTATTTTTTCTTGAACAGATGAGTTTATTTTATAATTATAATATTCTTTAAAAGTTTTAGCTATTTTATATCCTGCAGCTTCAAGAGTTTCATTACTTGTTTTCATTATTTCATCAGCTGTGATTTTTGGTTGATTATCTTGATTTGAGGTTGTAGCTTTTTCAGATGTTAATGATAATTCAGTACCTTCTATTATTTTAGGACTATCTGTTGTTGATATTTTATAAACATTGTTATCAAACAAATTGTCAACTGATGTAAACACATTGAAGACTTCCGAATCTACCTTTGGTTCGTCTAATAATTGTTCAGCTCTATAATTACCCATATCAGGTTCATATATTATTTTTAGTAAATCTTTATCAAGTGAATTTACAGCTATTGCTTCTTGAACAGCTTTATTTGTTGAAAACAATGTATCACCCACACCCAATCCTTGTATTGCATACATATTACCAATATTACCTGATGGTAACTTAAAGTCTAAATTATAATCTTTAATCATTGAGTTGGGAGAATTGACATTAAACACAAAAAGTTCATCTTCATTTAAATCTTTATTTGCAGCTGTGATTGTAAAATTAGCATCTATTATTTCTATTTCAGCATCTGTTTCACCTTGCTTCATTCTCCAATCAAACAAACCATTACCTTGTTTATTTACATTTTCTAAAATTTCTTGTACCACTTTTTTAACATCTGAGTTTTTTTCAAAAGCTTTTACAATCATATCTACATTAATAAAAACTTCTCTGATTGGTATTCTTCCTAATCCTTTATCAAATTCAGTTTCTAATTCCAATGATTCAGAATCTTCTTCTTCAGAAAAATCTTTAAATACCACAGGTGATTTTCCTTTTTGATATGAATAAGAACCACCAGCTTCATCTGGATCATCATTATACCACCATTCAGGAAACATAAAAGTTGGTACATCTTCTGGCACTTGAGATAAAACATGTTGTTTTGCTATACTCAGATTTGTCCATCGTGTGAAAGCATTTGATGAGTTCATTTTTACTTGTAGATTTTTACCTTTATCTATATCATCATTATCTTTTCCAAAACCAAATTGTGAGTTGATAATTATATCTTCAAATAAACCCCAAGTTATAAAAGTGTTGTCTGCATTTAAATTTTCTACAAAAACACCTGTTCTAATTGAATTTCCTTCAGGACCAGATTTACCTGACAATTCTTGTTTTGCTAATAATATTAAATTTTTATTATAAGTTTCAATAGTGTCTGATGTTGAACTAGCATTTGGTGTTGACATTAATTGTTCTAAATCTTTGTCATCATCATCAATATAATTACCATCATTATCTAAATTTCCAACTACTGCTCTTAAACCTAAATACAAAATACCTCTTGTTAAAATAGATTTTACTCTCATTACAATGTCATCATCTGTTGCAAAACTAAGTAGTGCACCATTTTTTGATGTTAAGGTAACTGAACAATCCACACCACCATCTTGTCTTACAGTAGCACTATAATCAGTAACTATTCCTTGTAGAACTTCAACATCACCTTGATTTTTTGTTATGAATCCTATTTTTTCATCATACAAATATTTCTGTAAACCACCATTGTCTTGTTCAGAAAAAGTAATTAAATCTTGAGGTCTGTATAAATTAGGTATATCTGCGAATCCAAAATCTACAAATATTTGTGCACCTGGTGCTAAAAAGTATTTTGAAAATATGTTATCAAAATCATAAAAGTTATGAACTACAAAATTTACAACTGTTTTTTTTATTAAACCTAATGAACCTTCTGTTTCAGATGTTATAGATGTAATACCTGATTGTGGTTTCATTAATGGATTTTTTTCTGATTCATTTGGAAATGCTCCAGAAACAGATTCATTTGGTGTAGCTTCACCATAATTTTTTAAATAATTATGATTTCCAATTTCATATATTTTACGGTCAAATGTTTGTTGGTCTCTTGTAGCAGCTACAATTGCGTAGTATTCAAGATTACCTGTTTTTTCATTTTTTATCTCTTTAACTCTTGTTTTATCTAATTCTATATCAAGTTTTTTATCTTTAATAGCTTTGTTTCTTAAATTAACAAAAGTTTGTTCATCAATTGGTGGTGTGAGTTCAGAAGCTTCTATTCTTTCAAGTTCCTCTATATCAGCAGTTTCAAAGATTTTAACAGATGTCCACATTCTTACAAATGGTAATTTATTAGCATAATCATAATTAGATACTGCTATATTTCTACCCTCTAAGGATTGTCCTGGTTCTAAATTATCAGTTACTCCTTGTCTAGCTTCTAATTTTTTCTTGACAATACCTGTTAAAGGTGTTCCAAAAATTCTTTTATTGATTGACATTTTTAACTACCCTCAGCGTCTACTGTTGTGGCTGGTATTCTCAATGATGTTCCTGCAGGAATGTTGTTTGTAGTTAGATTATTAACCTTAGCGATAAACCACCATAATGTAGAATCACCATAAAACCTATTTGCTAAATTATCACATCTATCACCTTCAACAGCAATAAAATATGAATCACTATTCTTTTCTTCTACTTTTTTGTAAATAGTTGTTTCATAATATCTTTTATTACTTTTTTTGTTTTTATCTGTTGATTTATATCTTGACATTTTTAATCTCCGATATATCCATAAAATTTAGTTTCAAGATTTGGTACTGTAGAATGTATAACTTGATAACCAATTGTTGCTGTTACATATTTTGGAACTCTTTTTCCAACCTCTGTTTCATATGGTGAAGCTTGGTCTACTGAATAAGATAATGATTTTATATATCCTTGAAGTTCAGAATTTGTATTTCCAAACATTTCACCTATTCTTAATTTTGTCAAGGGTGCTTTCATCCTATTCCCATAACCAATATTTGTTAATACCTCTGAACTTGTTTGTGTCACTTCATCTTCAACTAATGTTGTAACCTCATCTGTAAAATATTCAGGATAACATAATGATGTTAATTTATTCATTTTTTTATAAATCATACTTAACTCATCTTTTGTTTGTGCAAATAATTTTAATGTTAATGATAATTCTCTTTCCGACATACTGTAAGTATAAACAGGTTCACTTCTCCCAATATATTGTGTTGAATTATAACTTGGTGAAATGTTTTCTGATAATCCTTCAATGAATGCTCTAAAAAACACATATGCACCATCTCTCATATCTTTGAAATAAAATGGCATTCCGTTTTCTTCACCCTCAATTGTTCCATCTTTCGTTGAGTTGGGGTGAGCATCTTCTATTTTTTCTTTATATTGTATTCTACCTAATCTTGCTGAAACCTCCGAATCACTAACACCAAAATCTAATAAGGTGTGTTTATCACCCTTACCCCTATAGGTACTTTTAGCATCTGTTGGAATACCACTTAAACCTTTTATTGAGTTAACTAATTTATTACCAAAATCTGAAAGATTTGTACTATTTCCACTTTCATTAGATCCATCTGTAAAAGTATCGTTTATTTTGTATGAAGTTGAATTACCAGGATATTCATCTGATTCAAATATATCAAGTCCTAAATTTGGTTCTGTTTTATCAAATAAAGTTATTGGAACTCCACCAGCTCTAAATCCAGATTGAATTAATGAAGAAATAGGATTATATGTTTGTTTAAACCTTTGTCTTGATTGTTGTAATTTACCATCTTTACTAATAAATACTGACTTAGAATTAGACCCTAAAAAGTTTTGTTTTGCAATAAAAGCTACACCTGCTGGAGATGTTATAAATTTAGTAAGTCTTAGTGCATCCGTAACAGACCGAGCTATTGGTAAATCTCTACCACCAAAATTATTTAATCTACCATTTAATCCCCCATCACCACTAAAAGCTATTTTACTAACAATATATGGCTCTTTACCCGTATCTTGTAAAAATTCTTGAAAGTTACCTGAAAGTCCAGATGCTCCAATAAGTTTTCCAACCGCACTAATTACTGATGTTCTTGAAGAACCTGCAAATCCAAATCTACCATCTTCAGGATTTCTTATATTTAGTTTATCTCTACTTGCATTTGGATAATTATAACCAACATCATCTTTAGGTGAGTGATTTGGATTATATAATGTTTCCCAACTTTTCCCATCAAGTGGTGATTGTCCTATTAATTTACCTAATTCAGGTGTAGTGAATTGTGTTAACTTTGTATCATTTACATTAGTTATTACATTTGATGAAAATGATTCAATGTTATTAATTAATTCTTCTTGAAATACACTTTTTAAATTTTCTAAACCCATTACGATAAACCCTCCATAGCTGTAGCAAATCTTCCAGCTTGTTTTCTGGTTTCAGCTATCAATGTGTCGTTTTGTTCTCTCATTCTTTTATTTTCTTCAACCACAGGCCTCATAGCATCTTTAATCATTCCACCTAATTTTTCAATTGGAACAATTGCTTCTTGTGGGTGAACATTAACCAAACCTTCTTGTGTTGTGATACCACCTTCTTGAGCAGATGCAGGTTTGGCTACATTATTAATCGCTGACATAGCTGAAGTAACTGCTGCCACACCCAAACCAAATCCTATAGAACCCATAATAGGATTCCTAGCAAACGCTGTTAAAATAGCACTAGATGCTATTGTTCTCATACTGAATGCAGAAAGTAATAAGTGACCTTTCATAGCTGCAAATATTCCTAACAAACCTGGTCCAACTCCAACCGTGGCTTGAAGTGCACTCAAAATACCATTAGCAAATCCCAAAACAGCATTTAATGAGGGGCCAATACTTTCAGCCAATTCCAAACCAATTGTTTGAAAGTCTGCTAAAATCTTCGCAACACTTGTAAGTGTATCCTCTGGTATTTCATTTTCTGCAGTTAATTTATTGATTTCACCTTGTAGAGTTAATTGTTCACCTTGTTTTGAAACTAATTTTTGTATATCAGCAACATTCATACCAAATGCACGAGCCAACCCATCTCTCTCTATTCTATTTAATTTATTGAACTCAGCTTCTGTACCAACTTGTCTTACTATTTCTTTTTGTAATCCTTCTATATCATTTGCTAAAGATAATTCTCTTGCTTTTTGTAAATTAACATTTCTACCAAGTAAAACAGAAGCTTCAATCTCAGCTGTTAATGAACCTTGAAACTCAAGTAAATCATCTGCTGTTTTTGCTACTGTTGATAAATCAAGTCCAAGTTTTCTAGCTTGAACTGCTGCTCTTAGTAAATTCTGACCACCATCTTTTGAAAATCTCGCAAATACTTCTGTATCTGCGGCCACATCTGATAAAAGTTTATCAAATGGAATATTGTTTGCATCTGCGAGTTGTCTAGTTCCTAATAATAAATCTTCAGCTTGTTGTCCAGTCAGTCCTTGAGTTTGTGTAAATAATCCAACTAATTTTGTAGATTCCTCTACACTTATACCAGTTGAAGATGCAATTCTAGCTACATTGTTTGATAATTTACTAGCTTCACTTACACCAATACCAAAATCATTAGCTATCTGTGATATTGAAGACTGAGCATCTTCACTTGATAAACCTAATTTTACAAAGTTTTGATTTGCTCCAGCTAATTCATCTCTGAATTTAGTAACACCAATACCACCAAATTGTTTAGAGATTGTTTCTTGTTGAGCATTAAATGCTAATAATAGAGCAATACCAGCGGTTAGTGGATTTAATACAAATCCTTTTATACTTGAACCTATTCCACCAAAAGCACCATCAACTTCATTAGCGGCTTCTGTTGCACCTTCAATTAAATTATTGGCCATTTGCTGAAGTTTTATTTCTTTTATTTTATTTGTAACAATTTTTTGTTCAGTTTTATATCTTTTAGCTGCTTCAGTATGACCTGTTTTATTTAAATTATTTATTTTAGATGTAATATCTTTCTGTATATTAGTTAGTTTACTTATATCTTTTTCGTTTGCAACAATATTATCTAAAATTTTTGACCTATCCTGAAGAGTAGAATCAATAAACTTTTCATTTTCCATTCTTTTTTTAGTTAATTCATTAGCCTGTCTAGCAAAATCTAATTGTTCTTTGAATTTATTAGCCATTTATATTCTCTATTTTAAGAAATCACTTAGTTTATATTTACTAAGTTTGATAGGTTTATGGTTTGGGTTTAATTCTTTAAATTTTTTGTTCAACTCTGATTCTATATCATTAACACCTTTGTTTAACGATTTAAATCGAGACATTATTTTTTTATCTTTTTGAAGTATTTTTTCTTCTTTAGAAGACAATTTTAACAATTTAGCTAATTTACTAAAAAATCCTTCAGCTAAAATATTTTTGTTATTCATATATGATTTTCCACTCGACATATTATTCTCCTAATTAGATAGATGTATTCATATATAAATATCAATAATGTAGAAAATTATCTTTTAAATCTTGGATTCATTGGGGGTTTTGATTTTTGTTGAGCTTTTTTCACCTCTTCATTTTCTTTTTTACGAGTATCAGCTAATTGTTTGTAGTAAAAGTTTCGTAAATATACGGGCATATCATACACATCAGAATGAGTGAATCCTTGTCCATAATACATTAATTGAAATATTTGTTCGTGAAGTTTAGGTTTATCCTTCGGTGCTAGGCCAAAAAAACCCAACTGTCATTGGTATATCTACCTTGACAGTTTCTCCTCCTATTTCTATTTCTTGAGATAACTCAATATCAGGTGTTACTTTTCTAATTTCATTTCTCAAATACATGGAATCTCTAGCTAACATATTTTGAACAAAACCATTAATTGTAGTACCCGAATCATCACCATCAACTGATGTAATGGTATGTCTTAATCTTGTAGTTAACTCTGGTTTTACCTCAGCATTAACTTTTTCTGAAGCTTTTAGTTCTTCATTTATTAGAACTTCTTCTTTACCAGTCAATAATTTAAAAGTTACTTTTTTCTTAGCTATTGGTAAATCAACTTCAAACTTATTTTCTGTTATTCCTTCTGGTAATTTTTTAAATGGACAATCTGCTAAATTAAATGTTTGAGTTGAAACCTCACCTGTGTTGGGATTACTAACTTCACAACTATATTCTGGTCCGTATGCTAATATTCTAGCTGCAACCATCACTGCATTTTTATCACCAAGAACTAAATCATCCGATTTAACACCCGTTGTTAATATTAAAGAATCTATTAATCTATCAATCACCACACCTTTTTTAATTAAATTCTGTGATGTTAATATATCTTCTTCTTTTGCAGTCATATACTTAACTTCTACTTTACCCTCTTTTAAAGGATGTCCTTCTGGATATAACTTACCCTCACTTGGTAAATCAATTATTTCACTTGGAAATTTATTATCTGCCATTATAACCTCCGATTATTTTGATTCGGAAACAGACGCTTGTCTATAACCTGTAACTAATTTCTTAATCTCACCGATAGCTTTTCTTGCTCTACCACCAGCTGCTTTTGTACCCTTATCTGAAAATACTGTATGATTTTCTTCAAATTGTTCGAATAATTCTTTTATTTCACTATATAATTTATCTGTTGACATTTTTGTCTCCTATAACTTTGGTTAAACTTCAATTGCTCGTCTAAACCAACCTAACCAAAATTTCTCTTGATTTGGTTTGTCTATAACTATGTTAGCAAATCGTAACACACGATATGCCCTTACTCTATCTAATGAGATATTTTGTATAGCATTTATTGTATTTGGTCCTATTCCACCATCTACTTCTATTTTGTTTCTATTTTTAGAATTAGCGGCCTGTTGTAATACTTTAACAGCACCTTTTCTACCAAAATTAACACACATATCAAAATAAATATGTCTTAATTGTGGAGGAACTTCATCACACTTACCTCGTCTCCAATAGTCTGTATGATATATCTTTTTAGCTTGTTCTTTGGTAAGATTTTTAATATCCACATCAGGATACCATCTTTTAGCGATTCCATACTTGGTTTCACCTCCAGCATCATCAGGGTCATTTACATAACCACCCTCGTGGTCTAAAACTATTTCTATTATTTCGTCAAATGTTGTTTTCATATAAACATCCTCATTTCATATATAAATATATATTAAATAAAAAAACCCTCAATATTTCTTTGTATTGGGGGTTTTCTCATATTTTAGTTAAGTATTTTATTAGAATTTAAGTATTGCGTAATCATATCTTAATGTTAGTGCAATTTCTACAGGATCTGATGAATCAAATGCTAAGTCACCAAAATTAGCACTTTGAATAAATGCACCTTTTAGTTCCCATTCTTCAACAACAGCACCTACAGGATCTAAAACATTAAATGTGATGTTTTTCTTATAAAAATCAGCATATCCATCTCTACCAGTAACTGATTCGTGGTGTAATCTAATCCACTCAATCACTTGTTGAGAAGCACTTGGTACGATTGGGTCGTATAAAGTAATCTCTAATGGTTGCCATCTTGTTTTACCTTTAACATATCTTGTTACATTCATATGTTCTAACACTACTTCATCCGAATCAACTTGTGGACGATTCATAGTTTTAATCAAGTATGCATTAATACCATCTATTTGCATTATAAATCTATTTTTGAGCTTTGGCTCAAAGGGGGTAAACATTATATCTTGTGGTTCTAATAATTCGGCCATTTAATTTCTCCTATTAAGTACTTAAACCTTTAATTCATATATAAATATCAAGAAATATAAAAAAAAGGGACTTATATTTCTATAAATCCCTTTAATTTAGTTATTTTCTTAACTATTACTCTGGAAAAGAAGCACCAGTTGGTTGTACTGTAAAGTCTAATACAATAAACTCAGCAGTTCTTGTTGGTTGTAAGAATAATTGTCCGACTAATTGATTTCTATCAATTGTGTCAGGTGTGTTATTCGTTTCATCCATCACTACTCTAAACGCACTCAAACCACTTTGTGATTGAACTTGTTCTAAGAATGGATTAACAATTCCCAAGAATCTTCTTCGTGTTGCCGCTGTATTTTGTTCAAATACAAGGAATCTTGAAGAAGAAGCAACAAACTTCTTAACTCTGATTAATAATCGTCTTACATTGATTCTATCAAGAGCACTTGATTTTTTCTGTAATGTTTTTTGTCCAAACACTGTTACCCCTTGTCCAGGGAATGTAGCGATTGGATTAATATTACTATCATATAAATCATCACGATTACCTTGTGTTAGTTTTCTTTCAGCTTGAATAGCAGTTGTGATTCCACCACGATTCAATCCAGCAGGAGCGAACCAGGGGTGTGCAACTCTATCGTTGAATGCATATATTCCACCTAATACTACTGATGGTGGCACCCATCTTTGAACACCAAGTTGATTATCAGGTACTTTAACCCAAGGCCAATACATAGCTGCGAAGTTTGAATCTCTAGCTTCACCTCTAGCAGTAGCTTGTGCTAATGTTGAGTTATAAGGAACCGGGTCGAGAATTGTAAAACAATCTCCTCTTGATTCACATACATCAATTGCTTTAGCAGATACAGCTGTATGAACTGAATCTATGATACCTGGTAATAAGATTAAATTAACATCAAACTCATCTTGGTTAGCAAGTAAGTCAAGAGCCTGTTTATAAGCATCTTCACCATCAGTAGCTGCTGTTGGGTCAAGTCCTTGTGAATTGTTTTCTTCTATGTTTTCATAGAAAGTAGCAGTTACTCCACTATCCCCATTATGATTACCAAGAGCATCAAATCCACTATGTCCATCTGTACCACCAGAAAATCCACCTTGTGATGAACCACTACCTACAGCAGGTAAAGAAGATGAATTAGCAGGAACTCTTACATTTCCGTTTTCATCTAAGTAATCAACTAAAGGTGTACCAACACTTTTAACTCTTACGAATCTCGATGCATTTGGATAATCACCATCTAATTTAATATATTTTACACCATTATCATCTTGAACAGTTTGATTTTGGTCACCAATTACTTTTGCAACATAATTAGTTGAATTAGGGTCTAATGTTAAATTATTGAATGTTTCAAGTGTTTGTTTTCTTTTAATATTATCATTACCAGCTCTAATAGCTAAATTAAAAGTACCTTTATTGTTATTTTTTGAAGTAACTTCAAATCTAACATTGTGTTTTGAACCACTTAACAATATATTATTAGTTGTAGCTGTTGTTTGAGCATTGTTCATTATTGTACCATCAGCTAATGTTTCTAATGTAAATGCAGTTGTTGAAGTTCCAGCAGTATCAGTACCACCTTGAGTTGTAAACTGAGTTGTGAATGTTGCACCTGAACCAGTTGCAACAACTAAACCATTACCAGAAGTTCCAGCAGATGAACCTGATATACCAATCAAACCTGCAATACTAGTTGCGGTAAAACCACTTAATCCACTTACTGTATTAAATTCATTTTTAAAGTTAGTTGCGAAATCTGTTACACTAGAACCCCTAGCAAAGAATCTTATTGAATCATCACTCGCATCTTCATTTGGAACAGCTTGTCCAATGAAGTCAATTACAGTACTTCCGTTTGTTACTCTGATTACATCTGATTCTTCAATACTTGATGCTACCATTGTCATTGAACCACTACCAAATGTTGTTCCAGTAACAGTAGTACTATCAGAAGTTAGTACATCGGATGTAGCTGGTGCAACTGAACTACCCCCATTTGCCATTACCCTAACTACAGTTAATGTGTCTGAATTTTTTAAATATTCTTCTGCTGCATGTGATGTTAAAAACTGAAATGAATTTGAACCACTTTTGAACACATCTCCGAATTTCGCTTGGAAATCAGAATATGATGTTACAACAGTAGGTATTCCTGCAGGACCTTTGAGTGTTGGTCCGATTATAGCAGCTCCTATATCAGCGACAGCGGAAGGTAAAAATGTCTGGTCTATTTCATTCGTAAATACACCAGGACTTATAATTTTTTCGGCCATTGAATTTCTCCTAAGTTAACTTATTTTTTGAGGTAAATATACTATTTTGCGCATTAGTATTATTCATATATAAATATATGATTAAATTCTCAAACAATGATTTTTTTTTGTTTATTATGATTTATTTTCAGTTGGTGTGAATACACCTGTCTCAGGATTTAAACTACCTTGTCCGTATTTTTCGGTAATTCCATCGAGAAATTTCTTTTCTTCTTCTTGAATTGATTTTAAGGCATCTTCTAAAGTTACTTCATCATTATCTAATCTAATTTGAGCTAATTTTAATTGTCCGAATTGATTTTGAACATTAGCATAACTTTTTTGTATGTTTTGAACTTGTGTTAGTTCGTCTTCTGTAAATTTTACTTCTTCTGGCATTGTAACCTCCAATTATGAATTGTTTATTGTCTATATATAAGTATATATAAATTTTGGAAACAAGTGATTTATTTTCCCACTTGTTTGTCTGTAGCATCACCTTCCATACCAAAAGTAACTCGTGATGTTGTTGTGAATTTTTTCATATTTGATACTTTGTTTGTAATTACTGAATTTAAGTATTCAGGTAGTAAATATGCTTTTGATGTAACACTAAATGTTGATTTTATAAATCTTTCACCATCTTGATTCATTTCTGATGCATCTGATACACTATCGATTGTACATAAGAATTTATTATTAGTTCCATCACCCCAATAGGTATGTGATTGGTCGACAAAAGATTCCACTAATGGATTCATTTGTTCAATGAAGTTTGTCCATAGTACAAATTCATATGTTACATCTGTATAGTTTGGCATTCCAGTTGTGATTACATCATAAGTTGGTTGAACTCCTTGTTGAACCGAAAATCTATCATATTGATTGTCTTTACTCCATTTATTAGCCCTAACAACATCTATATGATTACCTTTAACATCGTGTGGAAAAGATTGTCCTGATAAATCATTTCTTGCAATTTCTGTTCTTCGTAACATTATTAATGGAAGTATTAATGAATTGTTTTTATCTCTCAATACTCCTCTTTTTCTAACAGCTTTCCATCTTTCTTCATTACCATAAAATACAGGTATTTTTAGAGTTTCATTAGCTTCTCTAACCATTGGTTTCATTACATTCTTGACATGATTCAAAACTGCAGTATCAACATCTTTAAGTGTTATTGCATAATTATCTGAAAGATTATTACCTGGTATAATAGTTGTTTCCCTATTACCACGAATAGTTGTTCCTTTGGTAGATACTTCATTAGCTCTATTAACTAATTCCCTATTCACCACACCTTTGTTTGTAATTTTATTAACGGCCATTTCGTTTCCTCAATGCTTTTAGTTTATCTTTTTTAGTTTTAACTTTACCTTTAAATTCTTGTGATTTGATACTACTCATATCAGCTTTACCAATTGCAATCTCTTTTTTAATATCCACCTCAACGGCTTTTATACCTGTTTGACTTGGTGAATCAAAGTTATCTAATTTATTCATCAACTTACCCATCATCTGTTCCATTTGTAAGTTACCATTTGGTTCAGGTGTGTAAGTATGTTTTCTTTCACCATACACATCTTCATCATCTTGAACATTACCACTTACCTTAACTTCAGGTTTAGGTTTTTCTATAAAGTTAGGATTTGAAGTATCATATTTCGTAATTCTTTTTCCTGTTATTCTTTGAACACCCATTATTTTATACCTCGTTTTTTAAATCTTTTTATCTGTGCAGGTGTTCTACCAGTTCTTTCTAAAATTTTGTTCTTTTTTTGTCTTTCTTGTTTTCTATGTTTTGCTGCTTTGTTTGGCATTATCTTGGTCTTTCTTCAATTTGTAATGATGATAATCTTGAACGATGTGCAGTAGCTACAATGTTGTGTTTAAAATTTGGATGTCCTGCAAATAATTGTGGTTCTGTTGTACCATTAATTTCCCAATAGTAATCATTCCAATCAACAATATCACCAGTTTCAGGATAGAAATTTAATGAACCACTTGATAGATTTTCTCTTTGAAAAAACATTTCAATTGATGAATTGGTATCTGCACCAAATTCATCTTGTATTACTTCTGGTTCATTATAATTAATTAAACAATTAACTCTAAATCCTATATCATAATATTTAGCCGTAGATTCACCATAAACATTGTCTTCCGTTCTTTCAACATTTACTTTATAAATATCAACTGATTGACCAATGATTTCGTCAATCAATTCTTCATTCATTTGGTTGATTAAATCAAATTCTTTTTGTGGTATAAAAAATGGTTTTGTTTGAGACATTTATTTATCCTATGTATATTTTTAATGGTGCTTTATTCAATACTTCTTGTTGAGCATTTGCAACTTCTTGTTCAGTAACAGCTTGTTCTTTTTTACTAACAGCTTCAAAGAACTCTTTTAATTCTTCTGAAAGATTTGCTTTTTCTTCTCTACCTTCAGATTTCAAAGCCTCACCATCAAGTGATACTTCACCGTTAGGAAGTGGCATTGAAGCATATTTACTTCTAATTATTCCAAGAAGTTCTTTTGCTGTTGCTAATGTAAACTTTCTTATCCAATTTCTACCCATTGAATTTATTTCTGTATAGGTAATAAACTTATATGGGATATTAGATGGATCTGATACTTTTCCACTTGTGTGAGATTGAGTTACATCCGTTTTATCATCTCGTTTGTAATAATGGAAGTATATTTTACTACCATCATCATCATCTTTTGGTAATGGGAATATTCTCATTTTGTTATTTACTAATTCAAATGAATATGCTGATTTTCTTACTTTATCATTTGTTTCGATTGCATTTGCTCTACCTAAATCATAAGATATTGGCCTTAATATATAAGAAACTGCTGGGGATACATTACCCATACCAAATGAATCTAATAATTCAATATTATCATATGCTCCAGCAAATGGGTCATAGAATTTAGATATAGCAGCGGGGCCTTCGTTGAATACTCGTTGAACTTCTATCCTATCAGTTCCCGTAACAGTTGATTCAAAATTACCCTCACTTGGTAAATCATAAACTTGTTGAGATGAAGTAAGGGTTATTGAACCTGTAAACATTGTAGTGTTACCACCAACATTTACAGCTTGTCCATATTGTTCTGATAGAGTAAATAAAGACATTCCCCCATTTGGAGTTTCAGCTTGATGTGAACCTGTACCACTATATCCAGAACCAGTAGTGGTGTTTCCATAATGTTCCCACATCCAATTCTTTGTATTGTAATGATTGATTTGTTGTGAATATTCTGATACTGCTTCTTCAAAACAAGCATATATAGAACCTGAACCAAACTCTAATTGCATAACTGGATGTCCGAGTTTTGTCGCCACATATTTACAGACAGTTAAACTATCGTTTTGAAATTCAGTATCAGAATCATAAATTCCATGTGGTGTAGAATCTACAACTGAACCTGAAGCTGAAGGGTTTTCATATAAAAATTGAAATTTTGACATTTACTATTCTCCAAAATTGGGTATTATTCTTCATATATAAATATCAAAATAAACAAAAAAGGGTGAGAAATTTCCCACCCTTTTGAGTTATCATATTATAATTAAATATTATGAAAGAGTTGCAGTGTCATTAAGTACAGCTTCTACATGCCAAGATGTTCCATCTGAAACACAACTCACCACATCACCAATTTTTCCATTAGCTAATGTAATAGCTGTTTTACCAGTAATTGGAGCTGATACAATAGTTGAAGCATTTGAAGCATCAATCATTTGTCCTTGTAGTTTTCCTATTTCACCACTTGAACAAGAAATGATATGGTTATGTGCAGAACCAGCTACAATTTTAAAATTCAAACCAGCTGTTGCAACAGTTGGTAAAACTAATGTTCTAGCACCACCACTCAATGAAATTAAAGCACCTGTATCTCCAGCCGCTAATGTTCCAACGTCACCAGTTTTAACTTCTATTTTTGAACCAGCGATTTGATTACCACCTAAGTCAATAGCACCAGTTATTGTACCACCATCGGTAAGATTTAGAGCACTTTCTCTGTTGGAAATTTTATATTTTCCTATTCTTTTTGCCATTTTTATTCTCCTAATGTTGAGTCACTACTCTCAGGATTGTTAATTTTTTTATACTAATGGTGTTTAGTGACTACTTCCACTAGTAAATTATTTTGTATAATTCATATATAAATATCATTATAAAAGAAAAACCCCCTAATTAATAGGGGGCTTTTCAACTAAGTTAGTAAAAAATTAAACTTATACTATGTTTAAGTCTTTACAATGGATTTTACCATAAAACTCAGGTCTAATCATTTTCTTAGCATATCGTGTCATCACACCTTTTCTTGGAGTGAAGTCACTTGGATCATATACTAATGGAGTCATGATTAGTGGTACATATGGAGAATATACAGCACCTGTTTCAAGGAAGTTACTTCCTCTGAAACCAACAAGTAATGTATTTTCAGTCATATATGGGTTCTTGTAAACAGTGAATCTATTATTTAGAGTTCCTGATACTTGAACACCAGCAGCGAACTGAGATTTATTTCCATCTGTATTTACTGAATATCCAGGAATAGATTCCAAGATAGTAGCAACAGTCGGTGAAACAACTACGAAGTTAGCACCACCTCTAAGAGTTAATCTTTGGATTTCGTTAGAAACCTTTTGGACTTTACCCAATAGAGTTTGATACCATTCATATCTTGTTCCATAGAATGTTGTGATATTCCAACCAGCTTCACCAGTACCAGAACCATCATAGTCCTCACCTGGAGTAGCTGACCAGTAATCAACAGTTGAAGCGTCTGAGATTAACATATCTAATATTTCTAAATCAATTTCCATAGAAATGTATTCAGATAACATAGATGTTAATTCAGCTTCAGCGTCAACAGAATGATAAGCATTTAAGTCTTGAGCTAACTCAGGAGACCATACAGCTTTTAGTTTTCTTGTTTTCGCAACGATAGCTGAACTTTGTAATTGTAAGTCAACTTCAGGTATTGCTAAAGTATCACTTGTAGCATCACCAGTTGTATCTTCAAAATCACCTCTTACAATTTCTGTTGGAGCAACTGAATATACAACACCTGGAGTATCAGCATCAATAGCTGTTTTTTCAACTACTGAACAAGATACAACAAATTCAATGTTTGAACCATTGATTTTTGTGAATTGGTTAAGTACTTTAGCTTTTCCAACACCAGCTGCTGAACCAGAAAGTCCGAATGAACGAACTGCTTTTGCATCAGCGTCTGAAGGTGTAGCGATTGTTAGTTTCCAAGTACCAGGAGTAGCTAATGAAGAACTAAACTCTTGGTTAAAGTTCACATCTTTATAAGATGCAGTAGCTGCTGCAATTGCTGCACCACCGGCAACTTTTTGATTAATTGAATAATCATATCTACCTTCACCATAAAGACCACCAACACCAAATGGAGCAACTTGATCATCTTGTCCACCAGGTGAACTTGGACCAGTTTTACCACCAAGTGAATTAACTGCACCACCTTTAGTTGTACTGAATCCAGCTGTGTTAGTTCCATATCCCTCACCTTGATTTCCACCAGTTGATGTACCATATTTAAAGTCTAAGTAAAATACTAGACCAGATGGTAAGTTCATTGGTTGTACAGATACAAAGTCTTGAGCTGCAATCTCACCAAAGATTCTACGAACCAATGGAAGAGCTACACCAGACCATTCTTCTGAACTAGCACCATTTGTAGAACCACCAGCAGTACCACCAGTTCCACTATTCTCTGAAATTAACTGTTTTGCTTGGTTTTCAAGCATTACAGCCATTCCACTTCTTTGAAAATCCTCATTCAAACCATCTAATAAGCCAGTCTTATCCCATTTTGAGACAAGAGCTTTTGCTTCATCAGCTTGTTTTTTATAAGGACTTGCGCCTAATAAGGCGTCATTTACATAATCACTCATGATTATTATCTCCTATATTGTTTAAAGTAATCCAGCAAGTTTTTTAAACCTGTTAGCAACTTGTGTCTCTTCAGAAATCACTTTTCTTGATTCTGTTGATGGTTTAGTTGACTGAACAGGAGCACTAGCCGATTCACTTATTGATTTTTTTGTTACGATTGAACTATTGTCAGAGAATTGTTCTGCAAGTGTAGAATAAACAAGTTTAATCTCTCTTGTAGTTTGTGCTCTGTCAAATGTTTCAACCACTTTAAGTTTCTGGTTATTGTCTAATGAATAAGATTTAAAAAGCTTATTTGTAAACAATAATTTAGCATTCAGAATGTTAACTTCATGAAGTTTATCTTTCAAGAAATGAACTGCTTCTTTGTATTCTTTTAATTCAGCTTCAATAGCAGAAGTATTAGACTCTTCGACTTCTTTGTCGTCTTCATCTTCGTCTTCTGTAATTGCAGCTTCGTCAATTTCATACTCTTCTTCAACAGTTTCTTCTGTAGATTCTTCAACAGGTTCATCAGATTCTTCAACAGCTTCAGTAGACTCTTCAACTTCTTCGTCTTCGTCTTCATCTTCTGTTAATTCAGCTTCAAGTTCTTTGATGATAGCTTCTAAATCTAAATTAGATTCGTCAACTTCTTCATCATCTTCACCTTCGTGAGCACCTTCTTCAGCTTCATCATCGTGAGCACCTTCTTCGTGTTCACCTTCTTCAGCATCATCAACATGTGCATCTTCAGCAGGAACTTCTACTTCATCTTCATCACCTACTTCATCATCTTCGTGATAACCTTCTTCAGCATCACCTTCATCATCATCTTCATGTTCATCTTCAACTACTGGATCACCTTCTTCAAGTTCATCCTCTTTTAGTTTAGCCGAAAGCATAGATTTGATTTGAGGTGTGAATGCTTCTTCTAAAGCCATTTTAGCGTTTTCTAATGCAGTTTCTCTAACTGCCTTAGCATCAGCTATAGCTTCTTTTAAAATATCTCCCATGATATTTCTCCTCAATGTATTTTTTGGAATAAGTTTATTAGGAAACTTAATTAATTGTTAAGTTATATTTAGACACCGTAAAAGGGTAGACGGTGTATTTGATTCTTATGTATATAAATATAAAGTTTTTATTAAAAACTATTAATTATTTATCATTTTCTTTTTCTTTTTGTACAGCGTAATGATTTCTTAATTTTGCTAAATTTATTTTTTCTCTTTTGATAACTGATGGTTTAATGAAGTGTTCTCTTGCTCTCAAGTCTTGCATTAAATTTGAATTTTTTACTTTCCTTTTTAATATTTTTAAAGCACCTTCTACATTATTGTTGTGAACCGTTACTGATAACCCTACTGCTGTATCTTTAGGTCTTTTCTTCCTAAAGTTCTTCTTATATGCCATATTAACCTCTTGGATTTAGTTTGTTTTGCATTGCTAATTCTATAAATTTATTATAATGTTTTGGAAGAATTGATATTACTTGGTCTCCACCTCTTGCTTTTAAAGCTTTAACATCATAATCTTTATCTATTTTTAATTTTAATTGTTTAATCATTTTAGATACTTTAACTTTTGTTTTCATATCATTTGGTAAAATGACTTTTTTAAATTTTACTTCATTCAATTGTTCTTTGATGATTTCTCTAATTGATTCTCTTAATTTTTGTTCTGATGTAAGTTTTCCTTCATTCTTTTGAAAATGTTTCAACACATCCTTTACCACTTCATTATCCATTCCTTTTCTTTTTGAAATGTGCTTTTTAATAAAATCAACTGGTTTCATTCTATTCTTTTTAGCTAATCTTTCAAATTCTTTTATCCATAAGTTAAGTGAAATAGCACTTTTTTCTGTAAGTTTTCCTTCAGTCATTTGTTCTGATTTAGATTTTAAAAACTCAGTAGCCAAATATCTTTCTCTTCCGTATTGAGCTTTTGTCCATTTCTTACTCATTGATTTAGGCATTTCACTTAATTCAACACCTTCGTTATTCACCATCCAAGCAACTCTACGAGCGTCTGAATTATATACTTTCTTATAACGATTCTCTTCTAATTTTTTCATCCACATTCTTACTTCTTTTACAGTATATCTTTTCATTTTGGATTCTTTTACTTTCTTTTTCTTCATAGCTTTTTCAGCTGCATCTAATTTAGCATTTTGAGCAGCTGCAAATTTGTCAGCTGACTTTGCAGCAGACTTTGAAATCTTTTTCACATCTCTAACGGTAACGGTTTTACCATCAACTTTATGTTTACTACCAGGTTTCAGATTATGTTTCTTTCTATAAGCATCATATTGTGCTTTAGAACCGAATGTTTTTTCAGTTAAATCAACTATAGTATGTCTTATAAGTTCTTTAAGCTGACTCTTCGTTACTTTCACTATCTTCCTCCTCGATTAATTGTGCTTCACTTAAACAACCTCTTGCGACTGCTGTGTGAGCATCTTCCACTAATGTAAATTCTTTAACATCAATAGGAAATTCATCTTGATTAAATTGTTCCCCTACTACTTCCATAAACCCTTTTACTAAACTTGTTCCACCACCGAATACAATTGGTATGGAATCAGGAAAGTTTGGTACACTTTCAGCGTTATTAAACTGATTTGTTAGGTTTGTCAACAAGTAATTGACTAATGCTCCGTAATAAGACCGAATGGCATTGATTATATTGTACTCGTCACTTCCCTCATTATAAATATCATTTATTGCACTTTTTGTTAAATCCAAGTTCTTAGAACTTTCTTTTATTGAAATCACTTTTGCTTTTG